TTCAGTTCCCTTGTTGTTCTTTAACACTAGTAAATCTTCTACCTCTAGATGCCAAATTGGATAATATAGCGTTGCCGCACCATTCCTCACACCGCCCTGACTGCAACTACGTGTAGCACTCTGGAATAACTTGTAAAAAGGAATTACTCCGGTATGATAGGCATCGCCTTTTCTGATTGGACTTCCAATTGCTCTAATCGAGCCTGCTCCAATTCCAATACCTGCTTTCTGGCTAACGTACTTAACGATACTGCTAGCAGTAGCATTAATACTATCAAGACTATCGCCGGTTTCGATGAGAACACAACTTGAAAACTGTCTCTGAGGGGTTCGCACACCAGCCATAACAGGAGTAGGAAGACTAATATAGAAAGTTGAAATTGCGTCATAGTAATCCTTTACCCATTTCATACGTGTCTCTTTTGGATATCCGCCAAATAAAGTAACTGCAATACACATATATGCAACTTGTGGAGTTTCAAAAATCTCCCTTGTTACACGATTTTGTACCAAATATTTTCCACGAAACTGTTCCATGCCAGCGTATGTAAGATCTTCATCTCTGTTATGTTTAATATATCGATTTAGTTCGTCCCATTCTTCTTTGGTCCAATCCACCATTAGTTGATCGTCATAAAATCCTGCATCTACATTACGTTTAACGATATCATAAAGGTGCCATGGTTCAAACGTATTATATACCATCTTACGCAAATGATAGTTAATTAAACGCCCAGCTACGTATTGGTAACCGGGCGTATTTTCACTTATTAGATCTGCTGTACTTTTTATGAGGGTTTCTTGGATATCACTAGTTTTAATGCCGTCATAAAATTGTAAGTGGCTGCGGATTTCCACCTCACTGGCACTCACACCAGTAACGCCTTCACACGCATATTCCACCACTTTATGTAATTTTTCTAAGTCTAGATCTTCTTGTTGACCGGTTCTTTTAGTGACTTGAATTTGACTCATTTACTAGATCCTCTACGCCTATCTGCGTTACTAAATTAATTTCATTTGTTATGCTTGTGTTATTTACTACAACATCTAAGTCGTAATTAAGTATATATTTCCCATGGCCTAACCATGCTAAATTATAATCTTCACTGCGGTCGTTATCCCTGTAGCAACGCATCTCTCCTGCCATATTATGACTGCTATAGTACATAGTATACAACATTCCCAATGCTTTTGCAATATCATCATAGTAGTTATCCACAATTAATTGCCATGGGTCTGGCCAGTCTTCAACAAAGTCTGGACAAAGAAACTGACTGCTTATTGGTGCAGTGTTGTATAAAGCAGACGTTGCCTGAATTGCATCAATTTCAGACAACGTGTCTATCTCTAACCTAAATTTCTTCCAATCCAGAAGCCTGGACTGAGTATCCCCGTAAAACATATATAAATTATCGTATAATTCTTGTTGAAACGTACATTGTACCAGCTGTTGAAGCATCTGTTGTATAATTTAACGTTGTGATATTGCTACCGTGTGAAATACTAAATGAAACACCAACATCGCCGTTGTTTTCTGTAAACTCATCATCTAAAACTTGAGCAGTGCCATCATGTGTTATTCTAAGTTTGCCCTGACGAATTTTACTGTTTCTAGAAATATAATAATCTAGTTTAATAGCATAATAATCACCGTTACTAGCAAATGTTAATCCTGTACTCTTTGTACTATTATTATCGAGTGTAATACTAGTATTTGCTTTTCGTATGTAACTACCTACGTGTAAACTATTATCCTGTGTAGTAATATTTGTTTGGCCTTGATCTATTTTTCTAGTAGTGCTTGAAACATCACTATCTGGTCTGTCAAAACTATCTGCAATACTGTAGTTCCCTGTGCCAGAATATAGTAAAACATCTGCACTAGCATTTCCTACTCCTAGGCCGCTGTTGCCGCAGTCTTTATAAATGTTATGCGAACTTACAAATCCTAGTATAGTACTGTAAAGATGAATAGCATTGTTATGAATATTATCAAAAACACTGCCTGTAACTTTCATGCTTTTAGGTCCAATAACACTTGGGCTACTACCTGTTACATTCTCTCCAATTTTAAATCCTTTGAATGCAATATTAAATGTGCAACCGTCAAATAAAATGCCTTTCATGTCATTGTCTGCTAATACGTTAAAACTTTGACCTTCAAGTACACAATTTCTAAAAGTTATAAATTCTGTCTGGAAACTAGCAGTGCTTGTAATTTTAACACATGCTTTTGCATTGCCAACACTGCTAGGTGCTGTGGTTTTATTACCAACAAATTTTACATTTGTAAAGTGAACATTTTTTGCTTGGTCTACTTTAAACACATCAATATCATTATCAGCATCAAAGGTCATACCTTCAACTGTAATAAAGCTGGGTTGTGTAGCACTGCTTGAGCCCACACTAGCATCTATTTGTTGTAGACTATCAGCAACTTGTGCAACTGGGCCGGTGGTGTCCGTGCTACGGATAATACTACTATCTGGCCCTTCACCGACTAGTTTTGCATAAGTTGGAATCTTAATCTCGTTAGTTACCAAATAGTTTCCTGCTGGAAAATATAATGATCTACGTATACGAGTTTCTGTTTCTCTAGCAAATAATTCATATAATGCACGGTTAATAGCGGCTGTATCATCAGTGGCGCCGTCACCAACTGCGCCAAAATCTCTTACACTTGCAAAGTCATCTAACTTATGCTGTAGTGTTCGTGTAACAGGAATTGCACTGCTAACGCCAGTTTGAGCACTAAACCCAATTTGGTCATCGCTGTATGTATATGTGTCTGCTAGCTGAATAACGTCACTGCGACTGGTTAAAATCTCAAGGTTTTCTGTAGTTGGAGCATTTGCACCACCATTACCAATGTATAGCTGACGTGTATCAACCGCTAATCCAATTTCGCCTCTAGCTAATTGAGGTAAATTTTCTGAAACACCACTACGATGTGTAATACGACTTATCTGGACTACAGCCACAATACTACTCCTTGATCTTATATATAGTATTTATGATTTTAGGCGCCGTAGTAATCACCAATTCTCTTCCACCAGTTCTGGCTGTGCTTTTTGAAGTCATTTCCTTTAATAGTCCATGTTTGAAATTCAAAATCTGCACTGCACATCAGTATAACACCCTGCTGAATATTAGTTCCATGCACTTCGTTGTGTGCTTCACCGTAAGCACATAGTTGCATAAAGTAATCACCAATCCACTCTGTTTTTTTAGGTTTATTTGTTTGTTTAAAGTCAATTATAGCAGGTTTTCCATTATACACGCCCACACAGTCAGTTGTGCCAGCATATACTTGTGGGAAATAAAGTGGTACCTCTGTACCCCAGTACTCATTAGCATTTGATAATCCTTGCTCAATGACAATCTCAGCCATTTTATGGCTTTGTTGACTATACGGGTTACTTCCAGGCGTTCCTAGTTCTCCAGTGATTACATAGTCTTCTAACCACTTGTGCATACGTGTACCACGCCCTGCGGCTTCAGTAACAATCTCTGTTGCTTTTTTCTCACCTACACGTTTACGCCAGTTTAATAACGCTTGCTTGTCACGTTCAGGTTTTGTTTTATCTAGGATTGTTGTTACGCTTGGTACTGCTAAACCGTCTGGTGTAGAGTACATTCTACGGCCGTTTACGTTTTTACGTGACAGGCTGTAGTAATCATATTTTTCTGTAATCATAATTTTAAAAATTCCTGGGGAATAAATGTATCCTCTTCGATTAAATTGTTTATTAAATTATGTGCTTTTGGACCACATTTATCTAAAAATAATCTCCAATCTAACCATTTAACTTGATCTGGATGATCCCTAGCACCCTGTAATCCAAAAGGAAAGTTAATGTTATAAGTTTGACTACTATATTCTGGAAATTTATCTAAATCAGATAATTTTATCCAATTAATGTTTTGTGTAACATCTATGTAATCGGTTAACGGCAAGTAATGTTTTGCTTGAGCTTGAATATTATCTACCTTTACAGGCACACACGGATTATTACTCCATTTCTCTATAATAGATAGATATTTTTTTTCGTAAAGTTTGTAATCCCATACAAGATCTGAAATATTATAATACGCATATACAACTTCATTTATGTCTGTTGCAATGCAACTGGGAATACGTTCTTGTGGATCTCTAAAAATACTGTACAATGGTTTAGATTTAGGCACATCATATGTTTCTGTAAAACCATTATCTAAACACCATTTTTGTAAATTTGCACTGCCAGTTTTGGGAATTAATCCTACACAGAACAGACTGTGTTCGTATATTCGTATCATACTCTAATTGTAACAGATTACCAGGTGATATACCAATAAAAATATGTGCCAGAAGTACTTTTTCTTGCACATGTAAAACCTTTTGACTTAAAGTGGTTAATAACTTCGTTCATTTGCTCTACTTTAACATCATCAGTAATAGTTCCCTGCCAGGCTTTGTAGTAGTTTAGTCCATCAGTGTCATTGTCAGTCATTGGACTACCTGTAATAGTAGTTCCTTGAATACTAACTGTGGTGCTATTACTAATTGTTGCTTCAAATGCGCTGGCGGTGATAGCATTTAGAACTGCTACTTCCATGATGGCAATTTGCTGAGCTAAGATATTGTTACCTTGCGAGCGTTCTCTTGCTTGTGCGCCTGTAGGGAAGTATGCCATTATGCGTTATCCTTTGCCATTTTAGTTGCTGTAGCGTAGTATATGGCTTCGCCTTCTTTTTTACCGTAGCGATCAATAAAGTCTGCTTTACTTAATTTTTTTTCGTAATGCTTCATCTTTTTTTTTCAGCCATTGTAAGACTACGCTCTTTAATACCAGCAAGTTTAGCTAGGCTATTTGGTGACTGCCAGTAATCAAATTTATCTTCTTTTTGTTGATCGGCCAGTGTGTGCGATCCATATGGACCACTTCCACCGTATTTGGCTGACTTGTCAGATGCTTTCTTAACAGTCTCATCTGGTCTACTTTGATCATGAGCCTTAAACTCATCGTAAGTCAGATACATATCTGAATCTCTATCGTAATACTTTCCTTCTTTGGGATCGTAGTAAACAACTTTGCCTGAGCGTGTTGTAAATGGTCCTTCTAGGCCTGGTAAATCTGTGTAACGCTCTCTATCTATAGGAGGCATTACATAATAACCTTCTTCAACATCTTCTTTGAAACGGTTAGCCAACTTGTATGCTGCACTTGCTAATTTTTCCACTGGCATTTTACGCATCTTGTCCTGGTTGTCTTTGTTTACTTTGCTGAAGATGTCCATAATAAGACTGGCTGTAAATGTATCCACCATTACGCCGTCAATTTCCATTGCTGACTTATTATCCACAATGTGTTGCATCTTGTCTATTGTGCCACCAAATGCTGCCTCTTCTACAGATTCTTTAATTAACCCCATCATATCTAACTCCTGGTATATAAAATCGTATGGATCGCCTGTTCTGCCTTTTTGCATTCCGTAAGGCATTCCATCACTAAAGTGATCCATTAGCTTTGCCATTAGTTTTTCGTCAGCTTCGTATGCATCTGGACCTGCGGCTATCTTAGCTTCTTCCTCTGGAGTTAAGTCTACGCTATTTGTAAAACTGTCCAGTGCAGCATATTCGTCTTCATCAAGGTCAACTTCTTCTGCCTTGATTCCACGACTTTTCAGTTCATCCCTAATTCTTTTAGCGGTATCTTTCATTCTTGATGTTGGTTTTCCAATTTTTAACAATCCTAACTGTTTCTCAAGTTGATTTGTATCAAGTTTTTTCAAGTCTGCTTTTTCATCAAGTTCAACTTCTTCTTTTTTTAATAGTTTCATTTGTAATTCTTTAGCAAGTTTCCTCAGTTCTGGTAGTTTCTTTTTACGAAGTAATTTCATCTGTTTAAAAACTTCAGCATCAGACATACCCTGTCGGGACATATCAATAGCCAACTTGGTTATAATGATGCCTTTAACACCTGTTTCTGGTTTCATACTGCCCATTGCTTCATCAAGGTCAACTTGTTCTCTAGCTTTCATTGCACGTTTTGCCATTTTATCAACAACCTCCTCGGGTGGAACTTCTCCTTGTGGCTCGCCCAGTGACTCGCCATCTTTTTCATCGCCCTGTCCTACAAACACAATTTCACTGTCATTAAATGTCTGTATAACATTTTTTAATTCTGGATGAGCATTGTAATATGATTTTAAACCAGCATAGCTAATTGGAAGTCCAGCATTTTTTAACAACATTAAAAAATAAGGAATACTAGTTTTAGCAACTTCATCTTCACTGTCCGCATCTTTGCGTACAAGTTCAGATACACTCAAAATAATGTTGGCTGGATTTTCGTCTGCTTCTTTTAAATATTCTTTAAATAGTCTATTCACGACGCTCTCTGCCTAGTTCTTCATCACCTGCTTGAGCGGCGTCGGCAGCTGCAAAATCCTCTTCAGTAGGCTGTTCCATGTCCATGTCCATGGTTGGTTCCATTGCTGGGTCTTCTGGACTCATTGGATCGTCCATGGCTGGCTCGTCACCCATCATTGGTGCTGGCATCTCGCCTTGTAAAATCCTACTGCTTTGCTCTGCAGCATCACGTGACTGTCTCATTCCTTCTAGTGCGTTTACAATAACTGACTCCATAGCACCTTTAAATTGGTCTGCAACGTCTGTACCCATTTCGTCGCGGATTGCATCTGTAAGTGGTCCCAGTTGTTCGTTTTGTATTTCGCCTAGATCTTCAACCATGCCTTGGATTTTGTCTACCATGTCTTTAGCTGCTAAAACTAGTTCTGCATTTTCCAGTTCGCCTTCAGTAATAACACTTTCATTTACATTTGATTCCATGAAATTACCCGCTTGCATTTCTTGGTGCCATGCATCTTCTAATGAAGCAGCTAATGCTCTACGTGTATCAGGACTAAACATGCGTAGTCCATCTTTTGCACCACCAGCGTGGTCCATGCCATACTTTTGTGCGGCCCTGTCTGCATGATACTTCCAAAGTTTCTGGGCTAGCTCACTGTCGTAGTTACCCTTCTTAAACTTCTTGCTTAGGTTCTTTGCAATAGGAACATAACTCTGTCTGTAAAGATCGCCATCATTTTCTGAATACAATTCTAACTCACGCATTGCATCATCATCTACTTCATTTTCAGCAATAAACTTGTCTATTGCTTCCAAAAATAACTTACTTTCCAAGTAAATCTTGTTTCCAGCGGCTTTTGTACCCATCTTTTTATCAAGATGAGAAATGCGATTGGTAAAAGATTCTTGTAGTTTCTTTGCTTTTTCTGGGGTCAAGCTCTCCAAATCTAGTGTGTAGCCAAAAACTTTGTTCGCTACAGTAGCAACTTTGCTACTAGTTGGGGCTGGGATTAAATCATCTAGGTACATTGTTTCTTCCTTAGCTTTGTTATATTTATGCTATTTTAATTGATTTTAAAGTTTGTGTCAGCTCATCTCTAACATTAGACAAACGAGGTTTTATTGCTGACAGCCTATTAGCCGCAGTTTCTTGCGAAATTTGGTTACTTGCGTTTTTCATAGTATACGAATAGCGCAATGCGTCTTCAGTTAGCTTCCTATACGTATGATCTAACTGTACAATAGTTTTTGCCAGTGAATCATCTTTAGTTGCTATACATATAGCGTATGCAACTGCTGATTTCTTAACAAGAAACACTGGGTTATGATTTTTAACTACATGAAGCCCATACTGAGAAACTACAGTTTCATCATTAACAAAGACTGCATTGTCCTTTTTAAGAATTTTTATAGTATTGTTAGACTTAACTAACTGTGATATTTTTTGTTCTAGGCTGTGGGCTATATGTGATCTGGTCATTGATTTTCTTTCTAAGCAATAGATCTTTATTAACTAATTGATTTGCAATTTGTGCATCTCTTTCTGAAAACTTCTTCTTCTCTATACTACCGTCATTAATAACTTGTTGTAGTATATCTTGTTCTTCATTAGTAATAACTACGTTATGGCTGTTGGTAAACTCGACAACACGCATTATCGTACACGCCCTTGGATGTCTACCATCTGTCCCGTTAATTGATTATCTATAGCCACCATCTGAATCTTGTCTCTCAGAGTAGGCATGCCAGAGCTCATATCTAGTACTTTTTGTCCTATGTTAATGCGTCTAGCCTGATCTTTTGGTGCTGGCTGTCCGTCCGGGCCCACTGCGCTGACCAAGGCGCTGTTTCCGTCTATCTGCCAGATGTAATATTGTGCTTCGTCTAATTGGAAGGTCTCACCTTCAATCATCTTGTGCGGCCTTTTTCCTTCTTCAAAAACAACTTCATAGGATGTGGTTGCACCAGATTTAGGATCAAGTGCTATCATGCGCTCTTTGCCTTTTGTGGAATTTTTATAGTCTTTATGAACTTTACGAAAGTTTGCTTTTGATATATGAATCTTACCATTTTTTATTTCATATTCTTTTGCTTCATCAAGTTCAACGGATTCTACATGCAACTTGCCGTGTCCAACTTTAACAAGATCATTCCTGTCAACATTACCTTTATATTGGACTTTCTTCAATTTCTCTATTGCCTCTTTGTCAATCTTACCATATTTCTTCTTCATGGCAATTTCAACATCACTTACTGTCCATTCATCAAGTACAACTTCTTTAATCATCTTACCCTTTGGATCCGCACTAGCATGCATTGCGGCCATGTGTGCTTTGTACTTTTTACTGCCCTTGGGGTGCGGGCTTTTTCCTTCTAATATTTCTTTAATTCTCATCTGCTTGCCTTATTCAATGCCGCTACACGTCTGCTTGCAGGGTTAACACGTTTGGATTTCTTAGCTTTACGTGCCATAAGACTTCCTTTACGCATTTTTGTCATCTTTAATTTAATACGCTTCTTCATATCTGGCGCCGCAAAGCATTGTGCAGGTTTTGCAACAATACGTCCTTTGCGTCTGCCGCTTGTACATCTGAACTTACGAACGACTTTATTGCCACTCTTAGCCCAGGCCAAGCCTTCAGTTACTTCGTTTATTAACATGTATGTATTTAGCTAGGTTTATAACTGTTGAACAATTAGATAACCAACTGCTGCGACAAGGCTCGCAATGATTCCGCCGCCCCAAGCTAGTATTTGCTTGTTACGGTTACTTTCATTGTTAGTAACGGCCTTATGGATCTCAACCAGAGTTGACTCATTCTTATCAAGACGGGAATTGATCGCATCGAGTTTATCGTGCAATTGTTTATATCTTTCAGAGCACAGCTCTACGTGTGCTTCTAAATTTTCTTTTTCAATGTCTTTTGTCGACATGTTTCCGGTCTCACCTACCTTTGGGTGATGCTTGATTCGGTGCCTTTGTGTGCCTCTAATTTTGCCTATATGTGCCTATATAATATGCATCAATTATCAACAATATTTATCTACAGTCTGTTCTCACATATTAATAGCACATTTTGTAGTTCAGGGTCTGTTGTAAACACAGGAGGCTCTAGTACAGCATTATCGTTTAAATGAGTCACGATAGGCACATTATCAAATAATTTAAGTAAATTTTTTCCGTCGTATTTTTTATCCTGGTCAAATACACCATCTTTTTCTATGCCAAAACGCCATGTCCATACGTTTAAGTTTGAAAATGTTTCTTGGGTAAAATCATGCTGAACCCCAAACACTACTCCAACTTGTTTAAACTTAGTATGTAGTTGACCCCAGTTTCCTACTACAGGCTCTTTAATAGACCAACACTGTGTTAACATACCTATAACTTGCTGAACAGTGTCAAAGTTACGTTGTTGATTACGTTCTTTCCCAGTGCCTCTGTTAACACCTGTTTGTGTAATATCTACCAGTGTCAATAAGTGCCATACTTCTGCAAAATCATTCATTGTGTAGGGGATCCTCTTCCCTCAGGTATATCCCTGTTTTTATTAAATCATTAGGATGTTCAAAATAGATTGCATCAACACTAGTATAGCACAGATGCTTTAGTGCAATCAACCGATTTGTTCCCATTTTTAACGCCCATATAAACCCATCTTCACATACAACTGGAGGGTTAATCATTTCCCAGCTGGAATATGCACCTTTAATCTCTTCAAATCCACCATTCCACCACTCTAATGTAACCTTGTAGTACAAGAAGGGATACCATAGCCCATCACGTTCTATCATGGGCAAGTCTCTAGTTCGCCAACGTTCGTCATCGTGGTAGCTCATAGGACTAAGTTTATCTAAATCTACTGAGTGTATACCTGGAAGATTCTGATACAATGCTCTGCAATGTTTCATTATGTATGTATTTAACTGATAAAAAAAGCGGTGTATTTCTACACCGCTTTTTCTGTAGTGTGTAGTTAAATTAAGCCAGTTTAAATGCTGTCTTAGTTGTAACTGCTGGTGTACCGGTTGCAAAGTTAACACCATCGATGGTTCCAAGATTTATAAGATCTTCTTCTAAAGCCTGCTCCAATGTGCCAGTTACTGTTCCGTCTTCGGAAACATAGTCACTGCCGCCATTTGTACCTTCGATAATTACGTCAATTTGCTGTCCTGTGCCGTAAACTGCGCCAGCAATTAGGATATTTCCATAACGGCTGATTGCGTTTAGTGCAGAGTTCATTGCAATGAATGATCCGTCTGCGTCGACATTAAAGTCCACCATCAACATTGTGATGTCTTTACCAACAAAACGGTGTTCACCAATTATGTTAGCGACTGGGGGATGTGCTCTTGTTACTCCGGGCATATCTCTACTCCTTTATTAATTATTCATCTATTCCGTAGCAAAATATGCTACGACTGAAGATGTAATTCCTGTTGAACCAACACCAAAGTTGGATCCGGCTGCTGGAGCCACTCCGCCTTCTGTTAGGATGTGAATATTATCAGATGCACCAGCGTTAAATCCGCCGGTTGTATCGTCTGCGATGCCAACTACTGTTGTAGTTAATTGAATAAAATCAATTGCTGCATCTAGCTCATCCTGTGTCATGTTACTTTTTGCTAGTTTGGTGACCGCTAGATCCTTTCCCATTGCTGAGAAAACATTAGAGTTACGAACACCTTCTGTTACGCCTGCCATAATACTATTCCTTATCTATTAAACAAACTCGAGGCCGCTTGAGGTAACTGTTGTACCACTTACGTCCACGGTGTTCCCACCAACTGATGTGCCTAATGCACGAAGAGCAGTTTGTAGTGTTGCTGTTGTCCATGCACCTGCAGGGTAAACTGCAACTGAAATTTGTCCAGTTGTGTCTGCCTCTACTTGATACATTTCTATATTTGCTTTTGTTGCAACTTCACGAAGCATTGCTTCTACTGATTCGCCAGTTTCTAGTTCATTGCGGATGTCGTTGACATCGCCTGAAACGTCTTGCTGGATAATCTTGAAAAAGTCCATTGCAACGCCGTTTAAGATAACTAGTTCATCAGCGGTAATGTTACTACCTGTTGCTGGTGTTCCTTGTCCTAGAGCGTTACCATGGGTACGTGTAATACTTGCCATTTTTCTTTCTCCATAAATACTGCCCGTGTTTAACGAGCTTGTAATTATTTATCAGAGAAAGGATTATTTAGTTGCGCCTTTACCAATGGCATAGCCTATGCCAAAGCCACCTATTGTGCCTATAGCAGTTTTTGCCGCTATACCTAGACCAGCTTTTTTTGTAGTTGGCATTACCTTGTTGTTTTTAATTGTACCTGCATAAGGACGGTACATATCGCTTTTATACTGGTTATCGTTGCGGAAACTATTAACCATGCGGCTACTAACACTGGCACGTTCGCTGTTACTGGTTGTGCCGTAGTCAGCCATTAAACGCCTTGCCTGTTTAAGCAACCCGTTGTTAATACTTAAATTCTTTTGCATTTTAAGTAAAAAAGCGCGGTCTTGGCCAGGCATGTGACGACCATCTACAATGTTACGTAGATAACGTTTAAACCCTAGCTCATCAAATCTTAAATTACTGCTACCTACTTTATCAGAAAACTTACTAGGATTATTAAGTATAGAAGCTAGATTGTGTAAATCTGTGCCGCCAGTACGTATATTGTTAAAACTCATAAAACGCATGGTATCTTTAGCATATTTTCTTGCCCAACTGGGATTTTCATAACGCATTTGCTGTAGTACTAGCAGGTGTTCGTAGAATCCTTCAGCAATACCGTCTGCTGTACGCCCCACAGTGTCACGAACATTCCTAATATACCTTGCTTCTGTTAGCTCTTGTGTTAAGAATTCATACATTGCTTACACTTATCCTAGAGGACGTCCTTTGGATGGCATCCTAAGTTTCTCAAAGCCTCCACCTTTAGATCTAGATCTGTCAAGTTTAAATGTTTTGTCTGCATCGTTGGCTTCGCCTGCATCGTCGAGGCCCAAGGCCGAGCCCACGTCCCCTGGACTAACCAAAGGTTGGTCCGTAGCCAGCTTCGAAGCTTTGTTTCCCGCGGCACCCAAGCCATATGCCGCAGGTATTTTTTTCGCAGTGTTCCATGCTTTTTCTCCAGTAGAAGTTGGCAGGTTATTAACCCTAGCCGCGTCTGCAGCATCTTTAGCGGCTTTAGCATCATATTCTAAATCAGCAGCTTTTCTGGTTAGTTTGGCTTGTTTTCTAGGAGATAGTTGTACATTTGGATCTGTTGCCTTGTCCATGGCCTTATCAGCCTTTTTTTGTGCCTTTGCGGCACGGCTGGCCGCAAAGGCTCTCTTTCCTACTTTACGAGCTTTGTTTGCAACACTTAGAAGTCCCACGCCAGTTGCTCCTAGTGCAGCATCTGCCGCAATTTCTGCGCCGGCCGTTTTCCATTGAGCTTTTGTCCATTCCCATGGTTTCCAGCCAAATCTTGATCCCAAGTCTGCATAACTTAATCCTGCACCTGCTGCCGCGGTGAATGGCACCCAAAAAGCCTCATCCAGTTTGCTTCTGTCTTCAGATAATTGTTCACTGTGTGACTTCTGTGTTACTTCACTAATTTTCATCTTCTCAAGTCCTTGTTCTCTAAATACTTATCGTTTAACTGCACGGTTGGCTGCACTAAATGTAGATCTTGGCACTAGTTTTATGTCACCCTCTGGGTGTGCTAATACATATCCTTCACCACCTGCTTGTCCACCAATACTCTGTTGAACTGTGCCGCCTTGGGCGTCAATATCAGCAATAACCTGATCTTTGGCTTGCATAATAGTATTTACTGTTTCCCATAGTGCAATCCATCCAGTCTGATTACTAGTAATATATTCAGCAATCTTAGCTTTCTTTTTATCGCTTACTTTAGAAGTTTCCAACCATTTGGCAAAGTCTGAACCTAGTCCTTGTAGACCCGAGTCCACTTTACTATTAGTATAGGTGTAAAGAACACTGGAAAAGTCAGTCATCTGTTGTTGACGTAATTTATTCTGGTCCAATAGGCTGTCAATAGCCGCCGCATCTTTTTTAATAACTTTCTCTAGGCGGTCTAACATGGCATGGGGTACCTGTGGTGCCCGTTCAGCAGTTATAGGAGGTACAACAAGAACATCGTTACCCAAAAAGATATCAGGATCCTGTAGTGGGGTTTCTGTTCCGTCTGGCTGTACTTGTCTGTGAATAACCACGCCAGTCTTACTGGCACCAATTCTCTTGCCTAAATCACTGGTTACATCTACTGCATACTCAACGACATTGGGCTTGAACACATAGTTCTTACCTTTGATCGGTGGGGTATTAAAGTATAGTAAGTCACCTTTAAAAAATCCCACATAGTCAGCGGGTGTTGCTCTTTCATATTCATCAAAGATATATTTCATACTACTTGCAAACTTAACATACCCAGGGTTTTCTCTATTCTTACCACCGGATCTGTTTAGGAACATTTGCTCTAGGTCCGAGGCACTCTTGCTGCGCCCATCATATCCTTTAGCAGTAAACCCTGACTTATCTGTTAGTATAAACTCACCGTTAGCGTCACGGCCGAAAATAATGGCAGGTGAACCATCCCATTTAATAGTAACTTCACTATGTCCGCCTTGATCCAGGTTGCGTAGACTTTGTAATGCTCTAATAGCACCCTTGCTACCTTCCCAGAAGACAATATCTTCTGCGTGTTGGATACGTGCGGCTTCGCTTAGTGGCTTGCGTTGAGGTACGGAAAATTCCCTGAGTCTCATTTTAATTTCTCTGATAGTTGCCTAAACCACTCAGTGGTGCCTACTTGTGTATAAACTGATTCTGGAAGTGTTAACTTCTCTCTTGCAAATGCTTCTCTTGCATCTGCTGTCACTGCTTGATAGTCTGGTCTACCCTTGAGTTTAGCAATCATTGACTCAACACTATCTAGGTCACCGCGGCTAGCGCCTTTCCCAAGTAACATCTCTGCAATTTGATCAGGATCCCTGGACAATACTTCATTTGTTTCTCTATTAATTAATCCGTCTTTAGGAGACCACTTCATTCCCAGTGCTTTAGCTACAGATGCCATTAGGATAGCACGGTGCATTCCTTTAAATGGTGTGTCATCACCAGCACCCTTCATTGTAAACTTCATCCATTCAGGATCACCAAACATCAGATCTGTTTGTACATATCCCTGATTGGGATCGCCGTTAATAGGAGTTTTAAGATGAACACTAATACCTGACTTAGCAACCCACTGTCTGACATTGTCTTCTGGGTGGTTTTTCTGTGCCCAGGCAGCTATCTTGTTATATAAGTCAGCCTTATCAACCTCATTTTGGTTAACAGCAATATCCATATCACCTGATGTAGAGCGAATTCCAGTTGACCCTAATTTAAAATCTTTATGTGGTATGCCAGTAATAGCCTCAACCCAGGCTAGTGTGGGGTCTACGTCTGCTTGGTTAATACGTTGTGTTACAGGGTTTCCATCTTCGTCTTTAAAGATATTGCCGCCCTCTGATAATATTCTAGGTGTCATATTAACTATGCCTTGTTTTACTTTTTATTTTCATTTAACCCTGCTCGTTTAATTCCGACCTTAAAACGTTTGGTGTCTCGATTACGTATGCTATTAATTAGTCTACGCTCCAAATCCCCTGCTGTTTCAGCATCGTATGCATTATGTATTTGTTCAATAATATAGATAGCATTTTCGATCATTGCCTCGCCACGTGACTCTATAAGATGCTTCTTATCTCTATGGGTAGCTACGTTAGTTAGCTCTTGTAATATGCTGCGAGTTCGTTTTTTCATAGTTTATGCCTGTTTACAATGTATTTATTAAGAATTATTCGTTAAATAACAATAACCATTGTACAGGAGAAGAGTGAATGAATCGATCTAATAGAGTTTTAGCTATACACTATGCCCGATGTAGTGCTATAGCATACAGAGATAAAGCAACCAAAGAAGAGTTAAAAGAGTTAGGATACTCAAAAGCTAAGTTAATTAGTTTTGAAAGTGCTCAGTGCATGATTTTTGAGAATACAAAGGAAATAACACTGGCTTTTAGAGGTACAGAACCTACTCAGGTAAAAGATGTAATAGCTGATCTTAAAGCATGGAAACACAAGAGTCAAATAACTGTAGGCAAAGTGCATGACGGATTCTATGATGAACTTAAAAAGATATGGGATGAAATTACCACATACATTAACAAAGGTAAAGCTAAGGACAAAACTTTGCATATAACCGGACATAGTTTGGGCGGCGGTATGGCAACTATTGCTGCTAGCAGATTAAAAAATCGTGTAAAAAATGTTTATACCTACGGCAGTCCCAGAGTAGGAAATAAACGCTGGGTAAATGTTAACAGTGATTTTAATTACCAACGATTTGTTAATAATAACGATATTGTTCCTAAAGTTCCACTGTGGATCATGGGTTATAGACACTGTGGCAAGTTACAGTATATTAACTACTATGGCGATTTTAGAAGTGCTACTTTTTGGCAACGTACTAAAGATGGTTTACGAGGACGCTGGGCGGCTGCTAAACAATGGTCATTGCTTGATGGACTAAGTGATCATAGTATTAATCACTACATTAACAAGTTAGAAAATCCAATACCAAGAAAATAATTACTTTTATTGTATATCTGAACTACTCCACTAGCAATAGTTTTATGATCAGAATTTCCCGAGCATAATATTTTCATAATAATTTACTCCATTCAGAACAAAGGTTGCGGAAGTTGAGATTACGGATTTTGTCTGTACGACTTACTATATCCCAAAACGTTGTATGCGGTTTTTCTTGTATATCTAATATTGCAAGTAGCCCGTATATTTCAGGATACGGTTTGAATTTATCTTTTAGTACTTGCATAGTTTTTGCACTTACCCAATCTAAACTGTATGTGCCTAAACATTTTTGAAATATTAATTTAACTGGATCGCCTAGCCTATTTTCACTAAAACTTTCTTTATACCAATTGTACAATTCATCTAGATAATATAGGTTAAGGTATCCCCAAGTGCAGTTAATATAAAACAAATGATTAACTGGCATATGTTCATGATACCATTGCATAATGTCTACAGTGTCTTGCCATAATGCACCGGTACGTTGGTATTCAAATCTATCTTCTACATCATCAATGCTAAAATATAGTTCTACAATATCACACCTACTCCAAAGATCTAGAACATCGTCACTCACACGGTTAGTAGCATTAATATTGTAAAATACTCTAACATCGCTTAACCCTTTACTGGCTTCAATGTTTTGTAATAGTTTTACATGTGCATCACTGAGCAAAGGATCGCCACCACCATGAAAGTGAACGCTTCTAATATTTTTAAGATATTCTAAATCATCAATCTTTACATATTGATCTTTCCTGTATAAAAAATTGTCTATGTTTGTATTAGGATAAAGTTTAGCCCAATCGCTAATCCATTTACTGCTGTTGCTAGGTCCACAAATAGTGCATTTAAGATTACACAAGTTACCTACACTATAATCTAATGCTCTGGGCGTATCAGTGAGAGTTATGTCGGCGTCTTTGTGATAGTTTTCGTACAGTTCTTTACTACCCATGCGTCTACTAACAAGTCCTGCTTGTTCTGCTCGATAACAGTTATGACAGCCTGGTACAAGTTCTCCTCGCGCTACACTGTCAATAATGGCAAAATGTTCTGCACCGAGCCATGCCTGTTCAGGCGTAATATCTGTTGCGATATAACCATCGTAATTACAGCAAGGATTGTATCCTATTGTGTTTCGTGTACTCCAAAAGGCTTGATTTTTGAATATATCGTAGCAAAATCCAGGCTGTGACTTTATATCATCAGTCATTCTGCTTTAAACTCGCTAGCATATCTTTTAGTTTACTGCTTTGTACATTAGCAGTAATTTTACCTACCTCCGCATCACCACTTCCAGCAGACGCATCAGACTTGTCTTTAAGCTGGCCCATGATGTTACCACGTTCTTTGCTGGTATCTTCATCTTCTCCCAGGTCTCTAATACGCAGACTTTCTAAATCAAACTCTAAATCAACTTTACTGCCAACACCACTACTACTACGTGTTTTCATAAGTTGTAGTTGATAGCGTCCACGTTCTCGCATTGCTCTACTTGTAAAGATACCAAACACGTTATCTGCTGTATTAATCTTACTAAGTCCGCCAGCAATATGGCTGTGATCAAACTCAATCTCTTCTACTGCACCGCGATTTAACTGACTAGCTGTTACAAAGATACACTGTAATTCCTTTGCTAGGTTACGTAGTTCCTCACTGACGTACTTGTCTTTAACAAACAAGTCATTGGGACTTACTTTAGCACTAACTGGCATAACCAAATCCAAGTAATCAATAAGCACAAAGTCTGCTTTAAGATCTTTTGTTATCTCCAATTCTTTTAAGTATGCACGTATATCATTTACTGTACTCTGTGCTGGCAAGTATTTAATCTGTAGTGTGCCAGATTTCTTGCCAACCATTTTAACTTTCATTTCCACAGTGTCTAAGTCTTTAAATATTTCCTTGGTGCTAACATTTGTAAGCATACTATCAATACGCATTGCACTAAGTTCTTCACTTAGTTCTAAACTTACATACACACCACTGAGCCCGCTTGTAACCCAGTTAACTGCTAAGTTCTGCATAAACAAACTTTTACCACTGCCACTGCCGCCTGCAAAGATGTTAAGTTCACCTTTGTTCATGCCGCCAAATAGTTTACGATCCAGTGCTGGCCAACCTGTGCTTACTTGTCCGTTATTATCCTTTAACTTCATTAGTCGTTCTCTAGGGTTGTCAAAGTAACTTGTACCTAGATCTTTGGTTAAACTAATTTGTACTGCATCCTTGATCAGTTTTTCCACTGGATCATATGTGCCTTTTTCCAGCATGTCTGCCGCTTTAAGTATGGCACGTTCTAGTTCTTGACGCTTTGTAAAGCCTTCAAACTCTTCCAAGAACCAATCATTATGTCCATCTGCCATGTCTGGAATAGGCTTTGCGTTTACACCAGTTGCTGCATTTAGCTGTTCATATGTAGGCATTGCTGTGTGATTAGTGCAATGACTCTTAATAAACTCAGCCGCATCTTTTAAACTACGATCAAAGTTTTCTACATTAAAGATGTTTTGCACTCTTACATAGTTCTGTGCATCTTGCATCATCATCTCAATGAATAGTTTTTGTAAGTCTGGTGTATATTCTTTAGCCATTTAATACCTCTTGAATTTGTTTAACTACGGCAGTATATGATATAGAATCCTTTATGTGGTAATTCTGTTGATTAGGAATTTTTTCAATAGTGTTTAATCTATCAATAATAATATCTAAATCTTTAAGATTAGGTTTAAGTTCATGAATTTTCTGAACCTTAATTACTTTAGTAGTGTAACACTGAGTTTCTTCTTGAATTATTCCATGTGCCTTGCATGCCAGTGTTAACATACTTGGAAAGTTTGTTTCCCAGGGAAGATCTACAAAACTAGATGAATATATTATGTTAACATTATTAGGCAATGAAGAGTCAATTGCTTTTTTCATTTGATGTAAACTCTTACTCGCTAAATCTTGGAGGCTTCCTGGGCCTTTGGCCATTTTATATTCATATTCAGATCTAAATGCTTCTGTAAGAAAAATTATTGCTGTTATTTTATCAAAATGTTTGCTAAAATTCTTTAAGTCATATTTTGTTTGTCGACAAATTTGAAAATTGCTGTTGCCACTTGCAGCATTGTTAATTACAAGTATGTCATTGTTTGACAATGAATCTCTAAATATAAAACTGTCAGTCCACGAACACCCATTAATATATAACATTAGCATCTCCCGCAATTAAAGATACAATAGTCTGGTTTACTAGTCTGTATTGTAGCATAAAAATTATTAAAATAAGATATCTGATTACTTAATTTACTAGTTTTAATGACATGATCCTCTTTATTTTTATGCCATTGACTCTTATAATGAAAGTTATAGTGTTTGCTAAAACAGCATGGCGAATAGTAGCCGTCACTGCTGATAAAATGCTCTTTGTTATTCTTACACCTAGGATCTATAACAAAATCTCTTGATGTAGTAGTTTCAAATTTTCTTTGTACAATATCCCTAGAGGCTACTAACGACTCTAGCGTAGGACGTAGAGTGTTAATACTCTCGTCAGCTTCATTCCATCTGTCACTAGGATGAACTTCAAACTCGTCTATTCCTAGTTCATTTGATAGTAAACGTGTATATTCCATATCATTTTCATTAAACTTAAATGGAATATATTTCCATACTACTCTTACTGAGCCTAATACGCATTCGTCTATACCAACACGAATACTAGGCCAATCGCCGTTAATACGATAACGTGTAAAGTTATCTGGAGTACCATCAATGCTAAATGTTACTGTGTCTTTATCGTCTAGTATTGCATTAAGTTTTTTCCACCATGCTCTGCTTTTACGACTGCCGTTAGTAGTAATATTAACAGCTTTAGCAACTAGTTTACTTTCTTTTACTAATTCTAAAAAGTTTTTATGATATATAGGATCACCAAGATTTCCACAAAAATTAATATTATCAATATCAATATCAATGAAAGTTTTAAAGTCATTAATATTAAGATCGTTAATAGGCAATGCCTTTTTACCAAATTTAGATAGCAACTCTGTTCTCTCGCAACGAGGACAAGCTAATGTACATCTACTAGTTGGTTCTACATGTAAACTAACCATACTGTTTTCTCATTAAATTAATCTTTAAACTATTAGTTTGTTTAGCATCAATGATACTCTTTAGTGTAAACAATTTACCATAACGTATAACAGCAGCATTAATGTCTTTTACGTCAGCCTCCCATTCAGGAAAACTAACACTCCAGCCATACTCTAGTGCATCGTCTATTAACTTCTGTCCTGCTTTGTCTCTGTCAGGTACCAACACAATTTCCCTGCCCAGTGTATCAATAATTTGTGCCTGGGTGTCATTGCATCTATTGGTAAGTGTAGCAACACCACCAATGGTGAGCGCATCGATAACTCCTTCACATACCACACTGAACTTTCCCCCTATTACCTGTCTATCTATACCATATACATAATTACTGTCATAGTTATTAAAGTACTTGGGCTTTGTTTTTTCGTCAACTGCTCTAGCTGTTGAGCCTATTACACGCCCTTGCCAACTGCAAGGGATAATAATACGTCTGTACATTCTTCCTGGCTTTGTATCGCTCCATCGTAACTGGTCTATGGGCATACTTCTGCTTAATGCATAGTCTTGTAACTCTTGTGGTGCTTCTGATAATGGCACACAATCTTGTGGAAGTACACGATCTTTAAATTCAATAGTAAACTCTGGCTCAGCTTCCTCTTCTTTAATAACTACAGTTTCTTTAATACGCAGTGCTTCAACAACCATGCGTTGTCGTTCGTTCTCCGCTACGCCCATCCAGTCTAGTAGTTTGCGAAACTTGTAACTTATATGCCTACCAGGTCTCCATCCAGTCTTATAGCCACAGTTAAAACAGTGATACGTTACAGCTTCGCCATCTGTAATTACACCACCTCTGCCTTTTTTATCCATGCTTTCAGCATTGTGATGACAACATACAGCATTAAATGTATACCATCCGCCAGGACTACGCTTTAACCTAGGTAGATTATCCAATACAGTTTGTTGTATAGAGTTCATAGACTAATTCTAACTGGAGAGATGTTATGCATAAGATTATACTTTAATAATTCGACATTGTCAATCGTCCCGTATACAAGAACTCCACGCATATCTTGTAATGACCATTTTTCAATTTGCCAATGCTTGCACCAGTTGTTTTCATAAATCTTCCACCATTTGTTAAACCCATTAACATCATTGTTGTCTAATAGATCTATATCCTGCATAGCTATACAAAGCACAGGGTTAAGTTTATCCCAGGGTTTAGCTAACTCACAAATACGTCTAATATTGTTGGGCTCGCCATCCTTCCAATATAGGTAAGGAGTTTTGCCTAATTCTGACCACTTTGTAAACACGTCACCAGCGGCAATCTTAGTAGTTAGGTCAGTATATAAGTCTTTATTAATTTTTTTTATTAACGGGCCTGCCTTTTCACGCCAATCAAATTTGATTGTACTAGAAATCTTTGGATTTTTTCGTTCACATATATGTATATGTTCGTGGAAATCTAACCATGCTGGGGTTCCGTTATAATTATCTTCATATATTTTATGTATTTCGTTATAGTAAGTTTGGTCTAATTCTAAACATCGCGATATGTCTATGTTTATGTCCAACAGTTTACCAAAATGTGCTAACTTATCTACTAAACTTTTAAAACTGTGCTGTGATGTATAGCAGGGATTGTCCCACTCTTTAAAAGGAATATCAACATGCTGAAGATGCCTATACATTGTATGTACTTCAGACCAAGCTAGGCAGTCACGAGTTTTAATTTCTATACTAGATTTGTCATTAAATAACAATTTCATAGTATTATTATAATATATCTTTAACTAGTTTTGCGATATGTTTTTGCTCAGCTCTAGCTTGATCAAGTAAGTTAAATCCCTGCTGATAATTGTGCTTAACACGCCCAGGATCGAATTCTACACATGTTTCTACACATGTTTCTTTAACAACATACTCCACTTTTTTTTGTGTTAGCATGCCGTCATACATGTCACAGCCAAGCTCTGGAAAAACATCAAAGCCCAGACTTTCCAATAGCTGGTTACTGTTATTGCCCAGGTTAACGAATGGATGTTGAGCTACTATAGGCTTAAAAGACTTTTCAGTTAAAAATTGTGTACGAGCCCAGTATGTTTCTAAAACAATGCTGTACTTGGTCCAGGCATACCAGTCTGGGTTGCCCGTAGTAAAAAAGTCAGTATTATTTTCGTTTGTTAACGTTTGATCATCTGGTAATAATATGGGTATATTATCTTCTAACCAACCAGCAAACTCTGCACCTGGAGTGTATGTAAAGTCAGTATCAGCCTGATATTGCTGGCTAACTATCTCTGCAATGGGTCTGTTTGTTCTTCCATGTATAGCTTTTGTATTAACCTGACCCAGATAACTTATAAAGTTTTCTCTTATTAAATCACGTTTCCATAGTTCTTCTAGGAACATTAATCGTTCAGGTTTATGGTTACGCATCATACATAAAAATTCTCGTCTATCCTCAAGCTCATACCAGGGCTCTGTCCGTATTAAATCCATGTGAAATCCGTATTGCTTTTCCCATTTGATAGGATGTATCCTAGGATGCACTGGTAATAATTCTGGGTCACTGGTTATAATTATAAAATCTAAATCCATGTTATCAATTTGATTGGATATGCGATCATCTGCCGGATCCCACCAACAGTACAGTACAACAGTTCCAGTATAATACTTTTTAAGAGCACCAAATTCAGGCAAACTAAAAGTGTCAGCATACCAAAGGTCTTTTGTTTTAGGTATAAGTTCCAGCAACTCACGCAACATATTACCCTGCGGAGTTAACTGACTATAATGTTCATTCCCAGTCGAAAGGCTGAATTCTATTGACATCAATTAAACTTCCCGAACCTGAATTAACTTTACTTTCAACATTTGGCAACCTGTCTTGTGGTATTTTTTCTGGAAATACTGTAATCTCTTGTCTGTGGGGACGATCACTTTCAAATATGTAACTTTCACTAGCATCACAAAGTTTGTCTATTAATGAATGATTTAAACTTGTATCTAAAGTTTTAGCAAAACTTGCATGTTCTCTAGGACTAGGATGTCTATCTCCATGTAGTGTTTCTTTCCAATCCGTTTCATTAGGGCCTGTGTAACCTAGAAACTCTGCCATACTAGGTTTAAAATAATCTTGAGTAGCGTACACATCCTCAAATTGTAAATCAATTCTTTCCATGCTAGTGAACGTAAAGTCACATCCTATTGCTTGTAGCATGTTAATAGAGGCTCTAAAATACGTTTGATTCTCTAGAGCTATTTGATCTTCATGTAGATATTTTACACGCTCTTTGGGTTGATACAAATATGCATTACCAGGCATGTCCCAACCTTGTTCGTTTGTGTAATCTGCGATACGCCAAGGCTGACTCCACATTATGGCTACATAATCTTCTGCTGTTATGCCACGCAAACTGCTACATTCAATTAAGCTATGAAATACAAAATCATTACTGCCGCCAGGTAGAGCCCAGTTTTCGTATGCTTCTGCTATACCTCCTGCATACAAATAATCAGCCCATGTTGGCCATTTGTAAAGTGTAAAACTACATCCGAAGGCAAAGAATCTATTATACATTTTTCTTAGCCCTTATCCATGAATGTAGCAATTTAGCATAATATGCATGCCCTGCTTCAGTAGGATGATCACCAGCAGTAATGAATGTTCTATCTAAGCGTTCAGCTTCTTTTTTTAATACATCCAACATATTTCTGCCTTGTTGATGGAAATTACCATAATGGCCATTTACATTTGGTAGTGCGTCAAACTGTATTAATTTTATTCCATGACTTTGGCAAACGCTATTAACAAACAACTTTGCATTTTTAGTTATCTGTTCGCTGCGATCATAACTTAAGGCTAGCCATTCCTTAAAACTATCCATAAATAATTCATCATTATCATTGTTGTAACGTATAAAGCCATCATGTACCCAACGTTGTTGATCATCACTCCACCAACTATAGCGTAAATGATTTGTCCAAGCTACAGCAATTATTATATTAGAGCAATCATTTTCATGAACATATTTTGCAAAATTTTCTTGTAATGCATAATTACTGCAACCCGGTTCTGCTAAATTTATT